ACGAAAGCAAGAGTGCTGTAACTGTAAATGACACAACTCCTGATCAATACAAATATGCGGCTCATATGCAATTAATTACTCATGCAAAAAGAGTGTGTACAAGTAAAAAACCTAAATGTCATATATGTGTTATAGACGAAGAGTGTGATAAAAGACACGTTGACGTTCCTAAATCTAAATTAAGAGAGGTTGTAAATGCCTGATATAGACATAGACTTTGCAGATAGAAATGATCTACTAGACAAGTTGAAACACAGAGTAGCAAAATTAGACAATGGAAAGAAACACAATACTGGTGTTTACTTCACAGAAGTTCCTCATGATCCGGCTACAAATCTTAGTACTTTGGATTATGACACAGCAGAACAAAGAAAATATTTTAAAATAGATTGTCTAAACGTAAGCATTTACAAAGATATAAATGATGAAAAGCATTTAGAAATTTTAATGAACAAAGAGCCGGTTTGGGAATTATTAGAAGCACAAGACTTTGTAGACAAAGTGTTTCATATTAATGGACATTCGGAAATATTAAAAAAACTTAAACCAAGAAACATAAAACAACTAGCGGCAGTATTGGCAATTATAAGACCAAGTAAAAGATATTTGTTGAATGAGTCATGGGATAAAATTATGAAAGAAGTTTGGATAAAACCAACCGACGACAAGTACTTTTTTAAGAAGTCCCACGCAACATCTTACGCAGTAGCAGTGGTTGTTCATATGAATTTAATTTGTGAGCAATTAGAAAAAAATGAAAAGCAAAGCACGTAGAAGTTTAGCAAAAACATTATCATGGCGTATACTTGCAACAAGTGATACGTTTGTTATTTCATGGTTAATCACAGGAACATTGAGCATGGCTGGTGCAATAGCAGGCATAGAAGTTGTGACTAAAATGTTTTTGTACTATGGGCATGAAAGAATTTGGAATAAAATTAAATGGGGCAAGGACAAAACTGATCATCCAACATACGTATTTCCTTATGAGGATTGGAAAGTTAAAAGGGTAAAAAATTATCTTGATAAAAAAGGTAACAAACGTCTAGCGAAACTTTTATTTGATTGATTACTTTGGTTTTCTCACTAACTGAACCGACTTCCTCTTGCTTCTTTTCATAGCAAGATTACTTAAACTTGTTACAGGTCCAATTTTTACTTGCACATCTTTGGTATTCATTATCATCATGACAGGTTTGAATGCTTCCATTTCCTGACGTAAAAATATTCCTATTGGTATCATTCTGTTGGATTCAAACCACCACGTTTTACACAAATCTATAAATTTTTCCTTATTCTCGGAATTAGGTATGTCGGTGAATATGAACATACTGGTAATCGCGTTGTCCTGATTATTGATGACGCCCACATATTCCTGCCCACCGTATTCTACTACGGATATGTAAGGATAGTTCTTCTCTATGTCGTCTAACAGCATTATAAAACCAATAAATACATTAAAATTATTAAAGATTATGCAACTTGTGCCAAAATATTTATTAAATAACAGTGTAAGCCTGATAGCAAATCTGGCTGGAGAAGTAACGGAGTATAGACCAGTGTACACAAGAGATATTAATGTTGTAAGAGGTATTGATAACGCAATTCAGTTTAATGTACTGAATGCGGATCAAAAAGCAGTATCAATCCTAAACACATACACACCTAAATTTAAATTATACGATGAAAACAACAGATTGTTAGTTGAAAGAGACGGCACAATAATCGAAACGGCAACAACGAAGAAAGGTCATTTTACAATAACAATAACTGAAAATGATCTTTTGAATGTGCCAGCACAATACCTTTCATACTCTATATTCTTAGAAAACGACAGCACAAATGAGAAAACTTTGTTAAGTTCAGGTACAAATTTCAACAACAGAGGCACAATGAAAGTGCAATCAGAAGAGTTTCCAGGACCATTAGCATCTGTATCTGTAACAACATTTACTGAAGATAATCCTTCAAGTGGTATTTTCATTTCATCAAGTGTAGATGCTCAACCAGCCATTAATGGTAATTCTGCATTACATACAGCCGCATATTATCTAGACAGTGCAGTAGGAACTATCATTGTTCAAGGCACACTAGATACAAATGCTGGCACATCTAACTGGAGCGATTTGGATACTTTCACAGCATCCGCTTCGGACAGTTTGGTATACAGAAACTTCAATGGTGTGTTCAGTCATATCAGATTCAAACATACTCTTACATCTGGTAGTTTATCCAAAATCCTAGTTCGAAATTAATTGACTTTTTAACCAAAAGGTTATATTATTAGTGCATGAATATTGTGTTCGATGCATTACAAATTTACTTGCCAGCAAAACGTAAACAAACTCCTAGCGGTTGGTTGGCTTTCAATGCCCCTTGTTGTGAGCATAATGGCACAACTCCAGACACAAGACAAAGAGGAGGATTGATTGCAAATGCAGATGAGGGAGTAAGTTTTCATTGTTTCAACTGTGGATTTAAAACAAGTTGGAGGAATGGTCGCAATCTATCTTTTAAAATGAAAAAATTTATGAGATGGCTAAACGTTCCAGATGACACCATTACAAAATTAGCACTACAAGTACTACAAACCAAAACTGATGCGACAGGACATAAAACATTTATAACACTTCCTAAATTTGTATCTAAAGAATTGCCAGCAAAGTCTAAGCCTATACATGAATGGGCAGACTACAAAGCATTAGAGCCGGGTGGTATAGACAAAGACTTGTTTAAAGTTTTAGAATATATTGCTTCCAGAAAATTAAATTTGAATGACTATGATTTTTATTGGACTCCTGAATCCGGATACAGAGATAGACTTATTATTCCTTTCTATTATAGAGAGAAAGTTGTAGGATACACAGCAAGAAAAGTTGTAGAAAGCAAAGTGAAATACTTGTCTGAACAACAACCAGGATATGTTTTCAACATAGATGAACAAACAGATGATAGAAAATATGTGGTTGCTGTAGAAGGTCCAATTGATGCTATTGCCATAGATGGCGTTGCATTACTAGGAAGTGAAATAAAAGAACAACAAACAGCACTTCTTAATAGTTTAGGGAAACACGTGATAGTTGTTCCCGACAGAGATGAGGCAGGTCAAAAACTTGTCTATGATGCTATGGAATCTGGATGGAGTGTTAGTATGCCCGATTGGAGTCAAGATATTGGAGATGTGAATGATGCCGTGCGTAAATATGGTAGACTGCATACTTTATACTCGATTGTAAAGAACGCTGAAGAATCGCAACTTAAAATAAAACTGAGGATGAAAAAATGGTTTATATAAAGAAAGTATTTTCTTTTATATTCTGGCCTATAATCAAACTTATAGATCATATAAAATACAAAAAGAAAATTAAAGAATTACAAAAAAGAGATCCGTTTATATACAAATGATAGTTTGGGGAGTAACAGGAAATAATCATGATGCCAGTTTGGCTGTCATGGAATGGCGAGTACAAGGTCTAACTGACCATTATCATCTTAATTTAAAATGGGCAGGTATGTCAAAAGACTTCAGTGGTATTCCAGGAGATCCTACTCTGTGTCCTAAAATGATGGCTTTCGTAAGATCAAATGCTAAATGGGCCTTCCCTGCAAAAATTTATTTTTATGAAAAACCATGGAAAAAAACTTTAAGGCAATTAAAATCAGGACAAGGTTGGAAGTGGAAAGAAAATAATATAAAAAAATTTTTATCTAAATCAGGAGTACACAACATACCAATTGAGTATGTTGATCATCATGAAAGTCACGCCGCTTACGGTTACTATACATCACCATTTAGAAATGCCGCTGTTGTCGTACTTGATAGTATAGGAGAGTTTGAAACGTTTACTATATGGCACGGTCAAGGCGATCATATTAAAAAAGTTTATAGCCAATCATATCCGCACAGCATTGGCTTATTTTATTCTGCTATGACACAAAGAGTGGGACTTAAAGCAAATGCTGAAGAACATAAATTTGAACAACTAGCCAAAAAAGGTAATTGGAGAAAGAATTACAGAATGTTTATGGAAGAATTAGTTGAATCTAGATTTCCATTTAAAACACATTTCAATTTCCATAGAGGTTGTAATTGGTGGAGACCAGAATTAAATTCAGAACAAGACATGGCAGACATTGCCGCTACTACGCAACACATTTTTGAACAGGTATTAATGTGTGCAAGTTCTTGGATACAAATGCACATCAAAACATCTAACATAGTTTTGGTTGGTGGTTGTGCTTTGAATAAAACAGCACGTACAAAATTGGAATCGGTTTGGGACGATATATGGGTTCCAAAAAATCCAGGAGATCCTGGCAGTTGTGTTGGGGCAGTCCTTGCCAAATACAACAGACACATTGACTTTCAAGATAAAATGTGGTATAATAAGGAACATGGCGAAACAGAATAAAGATTATGGATATGACATACAAAAGTTGTATCTAGAAATGATGTTGGCGAACGCAGAAACTTTTGTGCGTTGTCAGTCTATATTTGACTTTTCTTTATTTGATCGTAAACTTCAAGAGACAGCACAATTCGTAAACAAATACGTAACTGAATACAACGCACTTCCAACATATGAAATGGTTAACAAATCTTGCAACGTAGATTTAAAACAGACTGAACAACTTACTGAAGAACATTTTGATTGGTTGCTTACAGACTTCGAAACTTTTATAAGACACAAAAGTTTAGAAAGAGCGATATTGAAATCTGCTGATATGCTTGAAAAAGGTGAGTATGGTCCAGTTGAAGACTTGGTCAAAAAGGCAGTACAGATTGGATTACACAAAGACTTAGGTACAGATTATTTTGATGATCCTAAATCAAGATTAATGGGATTAAAGAATCAAAACGGACAAGTCAGCACAGGTTGGACAACACTGGATAAAAGATTGTTTGGTGGATTTAACAAAGGTGAACTTAATATATTTGCAGGTGGTAGTGGTGCAGGTAAAAGTTTATTCCTAGCAAACTTAGGCTGTAACTGGGTACTCAACAGCATGAATGTTGCGTATGTGTCTTTTGAATTAAGTGAGCCACTTGTTAGTATGAGGATTGATTCGATGCTGACTGATATTCCAACAAAAGAGATATTTAAAGACTTAGATGGTGTAGAAATGAAAGTTAAACTACTTGGCAAAAAATCAGGAAAATTACAAATCAAATATATGCCTAGTGGTAAAACTGCAAATGATTTAAGAAGTTGGATTAAAGAATATGAAATTAAAACTGGAACAAAACTAGATGTGATACTTGTAGACTACTTAGATTTAATGATGCCAATTAATAAAAAAGTAAGTCCAAGTGATTTATTTGTAAAAGATAAATTTGTATCAGAAGAACTTAGAAACTTGGCTATGGAGTTAAATGTTATATTTGTAACAGCATCACAGTTGAACAGAGGTGCAGTTGAAGAAATAGAATTTGATCATTCGCACATAGCAGGAGGTTTAAGTAAAATACAAACTGCTGACAATGTGTTTGGTATATTCACAAGTAGAGCAATGAGAGAACGTGGTAGATATCAGATACAACTTATGAAAACTAGAAGTTCTAGTGGTGTTGGTATGAAGATTGATTTAGAGTTTGACGTAGACAGTTTGAGAATAAGAGACCTTGCTGATGATTCAGAATATCAAGAATTTGATAAACGTAAAAGCACAATTTACAA